AAGAGTATCGGCAGATCCAAGAAAGTCGCACTCAAACTCCTGTGCGAACTGTCTCTTGGACGTGTTCTTCATCGTCTCTTCTTTCCACTTTGAATCTCTGCCTGGTACTTGTGACCAGTGTACTTCATTAGTGGTATAACCATTCTTACCATTCCTAGCATCTTCCCACATCTTATAGAAGTGGTTCATACCATTAGGAGTAGATATGATTATAACCTTAGTTGATTTACCAGAAGTAATAGTAGGATATACAGAAGCAAAGAACTGTTCTGCTACGTGGTTAGGAACGAATGCAAACTCATCAAGGAATAGTATGTTGAATGACATACCACGAACAGCAGATGCTGAAGTAGATGCTGCCATAATTTTAGAACCATTCTCTAGTTCTAGACTACCTTTGTTCCATACTAAGACACCATGTTGCATCCATTTAGGTAAATTCTCATACGCTAATTGAAGACGACCGAGTAGTTCCCTTGCGGTAGATGCTTTGTTAGCAAGAATACCAATGTTGACACTATCGTTAAAGATAGAATAATGAAGAAGATAGGCGACCACAGTGGTGCTCTTACCAGTCTGTCTAGGAAGTTTCGCAATGTTGAATCTGTTTTCATGGAAATCCATCAATATCTTTTGCTGGAAATCATACATGGAGAAAGGTACAAGACCTTCATCCAAGTTAATGATCTGCATATATGTCATAGCAAAGTAGAGTGGATCACTCTTACACTTGATCCATTCCTCTACTTGCTCTTTTGTAAATTGTATCTCAGTCCCAGCCTTCTTCAGGTTGGGGTTGCCAAGATATACTTCAGTCTTAGCCATTCCAATCGTCGTATTTAAAAATCCAATATATCACTATGCCTACTGCTATTAGTAGGATACCAACCATAATATTTATTGACCATACTACTTCATTCAATCTCTCTGCCTCCAGTCATCAGATCTTTCTTGATGAAACCATTCTACAATTTCATCTGGAGAACCGAAACCCCTTTTATGATGAGTTGGATCGGGGTCTCCAATATTCAACTCATTGAGAAAAGAATCTTTTGGATTCTGTGCTATTCTTCTTGCCGTGTTCAACATACCTCTAGCAGCAGTATTTGCTTTTGCTAATTTATTAGACCAGATCATATCATCTAGACTAACGTCAGTACCTGAAGCGATGTCTTTACATATTGCTTCAAGCCTTAACCGATATTGTGTTGAGAGCATATTAATTTACCAACTATGTAATTTACTTATACCAGATTTAACCATGTCATTTTCTACAATGACTTTAGTTTTTTCTGCGATAGCATCCACAATATTAACATCGAGACCTGCAAATGGTGGAACGACACCAAGTATGCGAAGTAATCCATCTACAAATAATGCTAAACAAGTGAACCCTAAGATCATACTAATGATCGTTGCATCTCTATTATGCTTACGCATAGATTCTTCGTCAATAGCACGTGCTTCTGCAACAGCAGCAGCAATCATTTGATCGACTTCTTCCTTTGTGTAACACAGAGATTTAATTTTTTCTTCGGTCATGGTGTACTTTCTGTGAAAGCACAATACCCCTGTTCACACATTGTATTGATTTTTTCGATCAAATGTTGGTACTCATCATACATGTATTCAGAACCAGTGTGTTCCTGATACAACTTGCAAGCAGTGGTGAGACGGTATACGTCTGCTTCGTTTAATCTCATAGTGTTCAATACATCCATACTATATTATATTATTTTTATTAATGTTGTGCAATCCTAACAGATTACCTTTTACCATTGTTCATTTGTTTAAGCATCTTTTGTAACTCAGCAGTGCTTCCTACGAACATGGCATTGTTAGTTACTTTAGTTGGACCTTTCTTCTCTTCATCAAGATCAGCAACTTTCTTCTGTAGATCCATGAGTTTATCAGTCATGTCTGCTACCTGCTTCATAGCGTTTGTAGCAACCTCAAATGCTCTTGGATGCCCTGACTCCTGTGCAACCTCTAACGCTCCTTGTATTGCCTCCTGACCCTTATCTATGAGGTTGTAGAGTTGTCCTCTAGTATATTCATAGTCCTTCTCTACATCTTCTGAGGTATCCTTAGCCTGATCCTTTACGGGTTTAGGTGCTGGTGCTGGTGTAGTGGAGATTTCGATGTCTAACATCTCCTCCATATTTTTATCTAACTTACTCATAATACTGTAAATCCTTCATTAAATCCAAAGTCGTCTGTGGAAACTACCAAATCATCATCTGCTGTGTTGATAACACCATCTGCATTCTTATCTTCTAGAGCCTTAGGTGTATAAGATCTTTCAACATTCCTCTTATTAACATTCTTATCACCAAGAGTTTCAATGACACGTGCCTTACGGATAACATCTGCCTTACTGTAAGGACCATAGATGTAAGACTTAACAGTAAACTGTAGAGTCCAAACTATACTCCTTCTTTCTAAGAAACTATCATCCCAATCATCTGCATAGTCAACACTGTTTAGAATGCATGCAACGTCTCTAGTTTCATTCATATCAGGAATGAACTTAAGACTTATATTAAATGATGGTTGAAAATATGGAAGTATCTGTTCTAGTATCTGTAGAGCATCATCTGATGACTTAGCAATGATACCAAGTTCAAATGACATGTCATAAGGTACTGGAACAAACTGTGTTTGTATCTGCTTTGCATTATCTGTGCTACCAGCAGCAGGAATAGCAGCTTTAATTTTTTTAATAGCACTAGTCTTCCTAGCACTATCGTATGTTACATTGGTTAACTCAAAGTATAAACGTGGTAGTTTAATCGCAACCTTCTTTGTTACGTCTGGACTTTGTTCTAACCTATAAAGAAATTTATTTTTAGGACCATATGCTAAAGGAACCTTTTCAGATTCTATAACAGTTCCAGCATTATCCGTCTTTTTAATTTCTATGTTATTAAAAAGCGTACCAAAACCAATAACGGATTTTCGTATCGCTTCATTATAAAAATGTGGTCCTAACATTAGAAGTCACCTGTTGTAAAATTACCAAATTCCCCGAATGGGTTTACCTCACCCCAATCTATTAAGTCATCAGCAGCGTCTTCGATCTCTCTATTATCTGCTGCTGCCCTATCACCCATTGTCAAATTATCAATGGTAGTGATTGCTCTTGCTGTGGTACTAGTACCTCCAGTAAGAGTCTCACCAGTTAGGAAGTTTCCTGTTCTATTTATTATGGTTAGTATATCGGTTGAACGATCCCAATATGCTACCTCACCTGTCACACCAGTAGTAGAACCAGTTATAATTTCACTGAGTGAATACTCACCAGTACCACCAGTATCCATTTGTATAGAAATAGAAGTAGAATATATTTCTTCTACTACATCAACATCAGGAATACCAGTATCAAACTTGTCATCACCAATCTGGTAGATCTCAGCAGTCATCTGATAGATGTATGTCTGACCTAACTGGTAGAATGGAGCTTCTCTTTCTACAAATTTAATCTCGTATAATGCTTTTGTTAGTGGATAGTAGATTAAATCTCCTTCATTAGGTCTACCATCTACAGTTGTGACATCTGCAAACTCTTGAAATATTTGACTCCATCTATTTTTTGATACAACAAAAGTAATCTCGTCTGTGATTGTGAGACCAAACTTACTAATAAATTCTGATGGTGATCCAAATCCTTCAACATTAATTAAGAACATCTCAATCATATACTGAGTCTTGAACTCAGAATATAAAACATCATCAAGGGTTACATCCTTGATCATCTTACGAGGAAGATAGTAGCAATCAGTACCAAATAATTTTATTTGCTCATCAACCAATGATTGAATAAGAGCTTGTTCAGTACCAACTCCACCATGTTGAGGGAAGTATATACTTTTCATCCTATCATATCCATAGGTGGAAGTTCATAGGTGTTGGAAGACATCTCCATTAGTCTTGCAATTTCTTCGTTAGCATCATTGAACAATTCTCTACCATTAAGTTGAACACCACCTGGTAGGTTAACACCTTGAAACTTGATTAGATTCTGACCCCACTGTCTCTTTATCTTAGCAGTAGAGTATTGTTTCACAAAAGGATCATTATAAACTTGTGTGAAAGTA